TGCCAGATGGCGTTTAACAACAAGGTTGTCATTGGCGACTTTGAAAACGGCAATATCTACGCCTTTGATCTGGATGACTTCAGCGACAATGGCGGCATCCAGAAATGGCTTCGCACATGGCGTGCGTTGCCAACTGGCCAAAACAATCTGAAGCGCACAGCCCAACACACACTGCAACTTGATTGCGAGTCTGGTGTGGGCTTGAACGGGTATGTACTTCCTGAAGTAATCTATCTTCAAACTGAAAACGATGATTTTTTGATTACAGAAACTAGTGATTATTTAATTGCTGAACAAGAGACAGTTGCAACGCAAGGTGCTAATCCTCAAGTTATGCTCCGCTTCTCAGACGATGGCGGCCACACATGGTCTAACGAGCATTGGAAGTCCATGGGCAAGATTGGCGAATACTACAAGCGCGTGCTGTGGCGTAGGCTTGGCATGACAACTAAGTTGCGTGACCGTGTTTATGAAGTGTCTGGCACTGACCCTGTGAAGATTGCAATCATGGGCGCAGAACTAATTCTGAGTCCAACGAATGCCTAGTTCTAACGCTACGCCAACGCCGATCACGCCGCCGCGAGTGCCGCTGATTGACCCTCGCACGGGTCTGATTGACCGCGCTTGGTATTTGTTCTTTTTGTCGTTGAATGATATTGCGACCGGCGTTATTGACGATTCTGGTCTGACGTTTAGTTCTGAGTCCTTGCTCGCGTCTTACGATGCGGCTTTGCTCTCGGTCAATCAGGAGTTGCAGACCCTGCCGCCAGTAGTCACCTTACCAATTCCTGACGTATTGACTGACTGCTGCTCGGCTTTAGAGTCCCAAGTGGCCGAGATGCAAAAGCAGATCGAGGCGTTGCAAGTGCAACCCATTGTTGACACCGCAGCTATTACTGCCGCCATTAACGCTGCGTCATCAGCGCCTGTTACCAAGACCGCTGACTTTACAGTAGCTGACAATGAGACTTGGATTATCAACAACAAGTCAGGATCGACTTGTACGGTAACTTTGCCCACAGCAAGCGCATGGACTGGTAGGTATTTGACTTTTAAGAATTTGCAGGCTCAGACCTTGGTGTCTGCATCTAGCAATGTTGTGTTGATTGACGGCACAGTCGCTGGCACAGCAATCCTCTTGGCAGTTGTAGGAAATTGGGCGACAATGGTGTCTGACGGCACTAATTGGGTCATCATGCAACAAGCCGCTAACAATTGCCTCTTATTGGAGTAAACCATGACAGTTACCGTCAAAGTCCTCGTACCGGCTAAATTTGCCGAAAACACCCAAACAACCCAGTACACAGCGACTGGCGTTACGGCCATCATCGACAAGTTCACAGCGACTAACATCAGCGCGTCTGCCGCCACGATCAGCGTGAACTTGGTCACAACCGCAGGCTCTGCCGGTAACACCAACTTGATTACCAAAACCAAGACCTTGCAGGCGTCTGAGGTCTACACGTTCCCTGAACTGGTTGGCCAAGTCCTTGGCGTGGGCGACTTTATCAGTACAATTGCAGGCACAGCCAGCGCTATTAACATTCGCGTTTCTGGACGTGAGGTGACTTAATGATTGTTCGCAAGGCCACTGAAGCCGATCTGCCTGAGTACATTAAGTTAGCGCAGGCGTTTCACGCTGCGTCACCGATGCACGGGTCAATTGGCTTTGATGTGCCTGGCTACTCACAGTTTTATTTGTCGTCACTACAAAACGACAGTGTTGGTATCTGGCTTGCAGAGATTGAAAAAGAAGTTGTCGGTATATGCGGCGCTCTTGTGTACCCTCTTTACTTCAATCCTTCGGCGCTTGTCGTACAAGAGCTATGGTGGTGGTTAACCCCAGCCTCCCGTGGTAGCGGTGCTGGCGGTCAGATGTTTAAGCAGATTGAACAATGGGCAAAAGATAAAGATGCGTCTGCATTATTTATGATTGCATTAGAAGACAATCGGGCAAAAAAGATGGAAAATCTATACATCCGCGCTGGGTTTAGGCCAATGGAGCGCACATTTATCAAAGAGGTCACGTCATGGCAATAGGAACCGGAACCGCAATTCTTGGCAGTGCATTGTTGGGAGCAGCAGCGTCAAGAAGCGCGTCTAAAACACAAGCCTCCGCAGCTGGCCAAGCATCCGATGTTCAGCGTGGAGTATTTGAACAAATTCGTGAAGACCAAGCACCTTATCGTCAGGCTGGCTATAACGCATTAGCTGAGATACAACGCACAGCAGGCAATGCGCCTAGCGCATTTAGATTTGGTGCAGGCGATTATCAAGCTGATCCAGGCTACGCATTTCGTTTGGCAGAAGGCCAAAAGGCGCTTGATCGCCAAGCGGCGGCCCGTGGTGGTTTGATATCTGGAGGTGCATTGAGAGCTGCACAGCGCTTTGGTCAAGACTTAGGCTCTCAAGAATACCAAAGTGCTTACAACCGTGCTTTAACTGGTTACAACGCTGATGTGGCGCGTGAAAACCAGTTGTACAACCGTCAAGCAGCGTTGGCTGGTATTGGTCAAACTGCTACTAATTTAGTAGGTCAAGCCGGTCAAAATTATGCAACCAGTGCAGGCAACTTAATGACTGGTGCTGGCGCGGCTCAAGCGGCTGGTCAAGTGGGTATGGCCAATGCTTTGACTGGTGGTTTGGGCACTTACCTAAACTATACCCAAGGCAACGCTTTGCTTAACGCATTGCGTAGTGGCGGTGCAGGCACTAATGTTGGTAGTAATGTTGGGTATGGTACTAATGCTGGCTACGGCCCTTAATAGATTTGAGGTAAAAAATGGCACTTGATCCAAACATCGCTCTTGGCGTTAGACCACTTGAAATAGCCAATCCGTTGGCTCAATATGGCCAAGTTGCGGCTCTTCAAAGCGCACAAAATCAAAATCAATTGGCGCAATATCAACTTGGCGCTGCTCAACGCGCCGAAGCAACGCAAAATGCGTTAGCTAATGCTTATAGTCAATCTATTGACCCTGATACTGGCGCAATCAACTACAACAAATTGACTAGTCTTTTGGCAAAAGGCGGTGGCGGGTCACAAATTCCAGGCATTGAAAAAACACGCCGAGAAATTGAAGCTGCTGCGCTTGCTGCCAAAAAAACCCAAGGTGAAATTGAAAAAAATCAATTTGATTTGCAAGACAAAAAATTGAAGTTTGCTTGGAACGCAGTCGGATCGGCTTCAACCCCACAAACCGCAATAGCTGAATTGACTAAAGGTGTCAAGGATGGCGTGTTTGATATGAAATCGACTACTGCCGAAATTCAGCAACTTCAAAACATGACGCCTGAACAGTACCAACAGTACAGAGTTCAAAAAGTTATGGGCATTTTGGATGCCAAAGACAAACTTGGTTTTATGTTGCCCAAAACTGCTCGTCAAGACATTGGTGGTCAGATTGTTAGCATTCAAGACAATCCTGCATTGCCTGGTTACGGTATGCCAATTGCTGGTGGGGCTATAGCTAAAACGCCAACATTTGGCGAAAGAACTGCTCAAGGCCAGCTTGGCTTGGCACAACAAAAGTTTGCTTGGGAACAAGCTAACCCAGGCTTTGAACTTAAAGAAACTGAAGACGGCTCAATTGTTGGCGTCAACAAACGCACATTGCAAGCCTTCCCAGTATCTATTGGCGGTGTTGCACCAGCTGTTGCTCCAATGACCGCACCAACTGCGTCTGGTATGCCAGGCGCTAGAGTGCCAGCCATCCCTGGCATGACTAGCGTGTTGGATCAGCAAGCCCCTGCAACAGCGCCTATGGCTGGAACGCCATTGCGCGGCAAAGGCACTGCACTGACCGAATCGCAAGGTAACGCCACGGCTTATGGCATGAGAATGAAAGAAGCCAATGCTATTTTGGAGCCATTAGAAAACGCAGGGAAAACAAATACTGGTTTGATCAAAGGTGCAGTTAGCGGGGCCGTGGGGCTTGTGCCATTTATTGGCGACAAACTTGAAGATGTGTCTGGCTCTGTCTTTAATGCGTTGCCGCGAGTTTTGGGTGGTCTTAGCCCAGAACAACAACAAGTGGCTCAAGCAAGGATCAATTTTATTACAGCCATTTTGCGAAAAGAATCTGGCGCTGCAATTGGTGCAAGTGAATTTGCAACTGCGGAAAAGAATTACTTTCCAAAGCCTGGTGATGATGCTGCCACAATTGCGCAAAAGCAAGCAGCTCGGAAAACTGCAATTAAGGCAATGGAAATTCAAGCAGGGCCAGGCGCCAAGCAAATGGGTGGTGCTGGCGTTTTACCAGGCGCAACCGCAAACAATCCTTTGGGCTTACCAGGACTTTAATCATGGCCACACTTGCAGAGTTCCGCGCACAGTATCCGCAATACGATGCCGTGCCAGATATCAAGCTGGCCGACTCGTTGCATCAAAAGTTTTACAGCCAGATTCCCAAGATGGAGTTTTACAAAACCATTGGGTTGGGTTCGGCTGCGGCAATACCTGGCGCTGAGAATGTTGTGACTGGTGTTAAGCCACCAGAAGTGTCTATGCGTGACCGCATCATGGGCGTGATTGAAACGCCATTGGCGCTTGGCGCTACTTTGGGTGGCGGGTTAATTTCTCCAATTGTTGGCGCTGTTGGCACTTTGGCCAGTGGCAAATATGGCACTCAAGAAGGCATTCGTGCTGGCCAAGAAGCCATGAAGGCTGTGCAATATCAGCCACGCACACAGACGGCCAGAGAAGCCTTAGGCGCTGTTGGTGAGTTTTTGCAACCAGTTACAAGTGCTTTGCCCCCAACCCTCGGCTCTGTTGGTACAAGCATTAACGCTTTGGCGCCCGCCGCCATGATGCAGGCTGGTGCTGTTACTCGTCCTATTGCAAGACAAGTAACAACGCCAGTGCAAAATGCTTTGGCCAATGTAATGACACGCGAACAACAGCCAGCTATGGTTGGCATGGGCGCGGCTAGTACTGCTGAAGACTTGATGCGCCAAGAGCGTTTGCAACGCTTGAATATCCCAGCCACAGCTGGTGAACGCACTAAAAACTTAGCACAACAACAGTTTGAATCTGAAGTTCAGCGTGGTGTAGTAACTGGCATTTCTGAAGAAGCTAAAACTAAATTGGCTGAACAAATGTCTGGTTTTAAAGCAAATCAACAAAAAGCCATTGTTCAGAACTTTGAGCGCATGACTAATGAAGTTGGCGCTGAAGTGGCAGACCCAACTCAAATGCGTGCTGTTGGCAAGATTGTTGACAAGGCACTCAATGACGAGTACACCAAAAAGTATGACGCATACAAATCGTTGTATGCACAAGCAGATAATGCTGGCGAAACTTTGCAACAAGTGCCATACAAAAATCTGATTGACTTTATTGAAACCAAAACGCCAACACAGCGCCAAAAATTAGACCCAATCTTGGATTCTGTGGCTGAGTCATTGAGAATGAATGACCCACAAGGCACAGGCACAATCTCTGTGCGTGCGCTTGAAGACATTTACCAACAGATTGGCACGGTCAAAGACTCGGCAAACGCCAAACCTATGAAAAACATCATTACCGAAATGGGTGAAGGTGCTGGCGGTGAGTTGTATCAAAAAGCACGCGCTGCCAGAGCGCAGTTGGCCAAAGAGTTTGAAGATGTGTCTCGCGTTGACAAACTGCTTGGCACAAAGGCCGGCTACGCTGACCGCCGTATTGCGCTTGATGATGTCTTTAAGCATGTGGTGCTTGACGGTTCTTTGGAAGAAATGCGCACGGTCACCAAGTTGCTCAAGAAAGCCGGCCCAGAAGGCCAACAAGCCTACAAAGAACTGCAAGGCCAAACCATACAGCAAATGAAAGATTTGCTGACTAAAAGTGATCAGCCATCTTTTAGAAACCTTAACACTTTTATCAATCAACTTGATGCCGAAGACAAACTGACATACATGTTTGGCAAAACAGGCCGCAATGAGATTATGGATTTGCGTGATGCCATCAAAGATGTGCTTGTCAAACAGCCTGGTGCGGTGAACTACAGCAACACTTCTGGCGCTGTCTTGCGTGGTCTTGAGGCTTTGCAAACTTTGAGATTCCCAGGTGCAAAGCCAGCTGCTGAATTTGCCCGTACTCGTGAAGTAACTGGCAAAGTTAAAGAAGCTCTTCAACAACCAAACCAATTGGCGCCTGCACAACGCAATAAAAACGCACTGCGCATTGACTTGACTGGCATGGCCAATGGAAAAGAATGATGGACTACCAAGTTTTATTCAACATTGCCGTGGCCATTGCTGGCTTCTTTGGTGGTTGGACACTGAACCGCATCTATCAGGCTATTGACCGGCTTGATGGCGATGTGCGTGGTATGCCTTTGAACTACGTCACACGCGATGACTACCGCGCAGACATGCGTGATGTCAAGGATATGCTCGGTAAGATATTTGACAAACTGGATGGTAAAGTTGACAAATGATCATCGATCCCATCACGGCGCTTGCGGGACTACAAAGCGCAATTAGCGTAGTCAAGAAAGCCAGCAAGGTTGCAAATGACCTAGCTGGCTTGGCCCCGTCTATCGCCAAGATGTTTGACGCCAAGAGCGTGGCTACCAGAGCTATGGTAGAAGCCAAACGGTCTGGCAACAAATCAAACTTAGGTACTGCGCTTCAAATCGAGATGGCCTTGGATGAGGCAAAGCGGTTTGAGGCCGAATTGATGTTGTTATTCCAGGCTACGGGCCGTGCAGACGTGTGGGCTAAGATTAAGCAGCGCCAGCAACAAATGGACATTGAAGATGCCCATTTAGCTAGACAAGCCAAGGCAGAAGAAAAGAAAAGAAAAGAAGAAGAAGAAGAATACATGGCATGGGCAATTGGCGTTGTCGTGATCGTGATGCTCTTGGGTGCAGTTGGTTGGGGCATTGCTGAGATACAAGATTTTTGTGCCAAAACAAGGTGTGGTAGGTGAATGAGTACCAGAAACAGTTTGATTTGTTTCTCAAAGTGTTCGTCAGGCTGTGCGTGGCTTGGTATGTCGTTGGTTTTCTGCGCTTTCTGCCTGATGAGCTGGCCGACAAGGTTGTGAATAAACTACTTGGAATGATTGGACTATGAGCGAAGAAAAGCCAGCAGATGTACTAAGCAAGGTGCTGTCCTATGTTGACAGCCCGTTCAAGCTGTTTGCGCTGATCCTCATGGCGATTTTTGCTTTCGCTGGTTACTTTGTTTGGCAGAACCAAGAACTGCTAGTGGGGGCTTACAAAGAGTCCAAGAAGATGCCAAGCATTGTTGAGGACAGGGTTGAAGACGCTGCGGCACACTTATTCAAAACCACCAACGCCACCATTGTGGCCGTGTTTAAAGTAAACCCCATGTTTGGAACCAGAGTGCTGTACCGCGCTTACACCAAAGAAGGCCGAGACAAAACCAATGACGGGCTTGACGTTGGCCTGTTTACCCAGAACGCAGCCAACAATGCAGATGTGGTTAAGCTGATGGCTAGTGAGATACCTTGCGGAGAATACCGCTCGGCGCAGTCCGAAATGGGCTTGTGGTACATCGCCAAGGGTGTTAACTACACTTGCCGAATTAGCATTC